ACTTGAACAACTTGCCGACCAAATCGAGTCAAGGGCAACTAATGGCGAGAAAGCGGATTTGCTTAGGCAGAAAATAGCGGAAGGTAAGATTGGGGAAGATAAACTGGAAAGCACATTAAAGGAGATCTCCCAGCTTGAACTCAATTCTGGCCCGATTGATCCACTTAGTCTTGATAAGTACCTTAGGCTAGTTCGTGACGCAGTTCCAGAGGGTGGAGCTGTCGGACAAGCTACACCTAAACAAGTGGCTAGCCAAGCAGAATCCGCCTTGCAAAAATACAGGGACGAGTCATACACCCAAGCTGGGATAAAGGGCTTATGGGATGAGGCTACAGTTAAGTACAAAGAAAGACTAGGGTTTGAAACTGGATCTGTAGGACAAATACTGAAAGAGGCGTTCGGTGAACAGAAGATGACCCCCAGCCAAGTTGCATCAAAAGCCATCTCAGATCCAACAATTGCAAGAAAAGTTATTCAAGCGGCATCTATTGCTGATCCGGTTCAAGCTGCGGCATTACGCAACAGAATGGCTAACGCTTACCTTGAGAAGGTTGGTTTTAATGGCCGTAATGGAATCGAAGTCGGTGGCCCTGTCAAATTTGACGAGGAAATGGTTACCGAGTTGTTTGGTTATAGTCCAAATACTGGAGAAAGAAATGAAAACTACGGCATCTCGATGGTTAAGAAGTTGAGAGCTTTAAATCAATCACTCCAAAGAAATGGTGCAGATGCATCAAAACTATCAATGCGTGATCTTGAACCACTTCGCGCGACGATGTCTGAAAAGAGTTACAATGAAACAGCCGATTTAATCGCCAAGCGAGCAAAGGCAAAGGCTGATCTTGATACTTTCACTAACAACAAGATAATTGATGTGGTGCTTAAAGGTCATAATGGAGTCCTGGAGAACGCTCGCCTGCCAGAAGCGATGTTCACAGCACCAAATGCTCATGTGTCACAAATTATGGGCAAACTCAATGATGCTGAGAAAAAGGAGATTAGAAACGATTTCGTTTCTTACTTATTTGCTCGTTATCAGCCTAAGGGTGACATCACTAAATATGGTAATGATCTGTGGGATGCCAACAAGTTCCTAAACGAGACTACCAAGGGAAAGAATAAATCAACAATCGAAAGGAACATTAGAACGGTTCTTGGAGATGAGTTTTACGATGAGTTCAAGAACGCATCAATGGTTGCGACTTCAGTAAGAGAAGTCGGCCCCATGGGGGATCAGATTGCCCCAAGGATGGTGGCATCTGGATCTGGAGTACATGGTTATGTGGCTGGAAAAATTACAGATCCGATTAAGCACAGGATTGCATCATGGTTGTATGCTGGAGGTCAATTGATGCCATTCATTAGGAAGGCATATAGAAACGAGGTATCTCAAGAACAATACGCCAAAAATCTTACTGCCGCTATAACCGCATCTAGCGCGACGAGCCGTGGCATTGGTGCTTTGTTTGGAACTGGCCGGAACGACCCAGCATTCATGGATTACATTGTCGAAAACCTCGGCGTTCTTCCGCAGGATGATGAAGATTTCCGCGAGAAGTACGGAACCAAACGCGAATCAATTTCCGGCAAGGATTATGAAATCAAAAAGTAAAAAACAAGTACGCTACCTGCTCAGTAAGGTTTCGCCGCTTTCCTCGACGCAACAGAATAAGCTCAAAAAAGAGTTGCACTCTGGGGCCGTTAAGGTTAAAAACGGCAAGAAGACCAAATGAGCGACGAAGACCTATCAGCGATTGATAGTAAAGAGGCGATGAAAGAGTTCTTCCTTGAGGTCAAGGAAAGGGCTAAGCAATTCCCTCGGAACACTATCGAGAACTACAACCCGAATGTGGCGGCACAGATTCTCTGGATGCTGGCGCAGGGTGGGCGTATCAATGCTATTGCCAAGAAATGCAGGGTGACGCATGAGACTGTTCGTGCGCTGGAGTGGAGGCATAACGACACGCTGGAGTCAAAGCGTAAGGAGTTCTCTAAACGCTACGCCATTGCTGCGGCTGAGTACACAGACCTTTTGTTCGAGAAGGCAGAGCAGTTGAGCCGTGATCCAGACCAGCTCAAGGCAATCTCTCCAGACCGATTAGCGTTGACTATTGGCATTATGACCGATAAGGCTGGACAGCTCTCTGGCATGGCGAGTACTATTGTTGAGCATCGCAAGGGACCGTCTATTGATGATGCTGCCAAAATGATTGCGGAAGCCAAGTCTAGGATTGCCAATAAAGTCAAAACGCAAGCAGTTGAAGCCGAAATCGTAGAATGATACCAGAACCAGAATCAAGATACGCTGATTACGCTAAGGATGGAGGCAACCTCGTTCGCCACTACATGGTCGAGCATGACGGCGTTCAGCACAAGTGCCACACCAGCGTTTACGCTTCGTATCTAGCAGAGAAGTTTGACGCTAAGATTTGGAATGTGGTGCTGGAGAAGTTCGTCAAGCCCTTCATTGGCGTATGCAAGCATTGCAAAAAGCGTCGAGAGCTTCACTTTGTTGACGGGAATAGAGGGTCATTCCCAGCGGAGGAGGATACATTTGGATGTGAGGAATGCGGGAGCGTTTACAGGATTGTTGACATTCTCATGGAGACAGACGCATACAAAACCAAGTAATGCAGTGGCGCAAACATCCAATCCTTCAGCCTCCAAGCGATGACGAGGTAGCATTGATGGAGCCAGATGATCTCATTGAGCTTCATCGAATCTACCATGAGGCCATTGAGAACGCTGAGAAAGATCCATTCCGCTACGGGTTTAGGCTTCCGCATTGGGAGAAAGCTGAAGAGCAATTGTCGCAAGTCTCTGAGGTTCTAGCACTTGGGGGAAATCGCAGCGGCAAAACTGCGTGGGGTTCTTACTGCGTGGTCAAAGCCGCCATCGAAAACCCAAAATCAGAAATCTTTTGTTTCGCTCAGACCTCGGAGGTAAGCATCCGCCAGCAACAAAGCGCGGTGTGGAATTGGTTACCACATGAAATGAGGACAAAACAAACCTCGGCTAACGCTTACATCTCGTACACGAAAAAGAATGGGTTCACGGATAACTCGTTAATCCTACCCAATGCTTCACAGATCATCTTTAAGACATACTCTCAGTATCAGAATAACCCAACTATCCTAGAAGGCGCGGAGCTTGGTAGCCGTGACCCCCAGTGGCACAACATTGGCGTATGGCTCGACGAATATTTACTTGGTAACGAGCTTATTGACACCTTGCGCTTCCGTCTTGCTACCCGCAACTCCAAGATGTTGGTGACATTCACTCCGATTGACGGGTGGACTGAGGTGATTAAGGAATACTTAGATGGTGCTACAAGCGTCCAGAGCGTCGAGGCTGAGCTGCTCAACGGCGAGCTTGTACCCTATGTCCAACGGAGTAAAAAGCGCAATGCCAGCGTCCACTACTTCCATAGCAAGGACAACCCTTTCGGTGGCTACGAGCGAATCAAGGAGACCCTAGTTGGAAGGCCTCGGGAGGAGATTCTAATTCGCGCGTACGGGGTTCCAGTTAAGTCCCACGCCACCAAGTTTCCCAAGTTCAATAAAGAAGTCAATGTTGTCCAGCCATCAGAGATCCCAACTACGAATGTTACTCGCTATCAGATTATTGACCCAGCGGGTGCGAAGAATTGGTTTATGGCTTGGATTGCTGTGGATGCGTCTGGTACATTTTGGGTATATCGTGAGTGGCCGGGTGTTGATGTAGGTGACTGGGCTGAGTGGAAGGGTGGCAAGTGGATGCCAGGACAAGGGGCTAAGGGCCAAGGCTTTGGTATCCGTGACTACATGGACTTGATTGCCGAGCTTGAGGGTGACGAGAAGATCTTTGAGAGGCTGATCGACCCTCGGCTTGGAGCGGCAAAGTACCAGTCAGCGGATGGGGCATCGAGCATTATCGAGGATTTGAATGATGCCGGCATGGTTTGCATTCCAGCTCCAGGTCTGGACATTGACGATGGACTACAGGCACTTATTGGCAAGATGTCGTGGGACACCACTAGACCCGCAGATTCGGTCAACCGACCGCATTTCTATGTCTCTTCCGAGTGTGAGAACATCATCCAAGCGTTGTCGGAATACACGGGTGACGGCGGCTTGAAGGAAGCATGGAAAGATCCAGTCGATGTTCTACGTTACGCCGCCATTGCTGGCATAGATCATGTTGACGAAACCCGAAATCTTGCTACAAGACAAGGAGCTGGAGGCTACTAACAAGCTATGAAGACTCAAAACAAACCGATAGTTGCCGAGGAACTTATCATCGATTGCTTAAAAGAAGCGTATCTCAAGAGGGCAAAA